ACCACGCGGATCAGCGCGTCCTGCGATTTGCTTTCCGCCGTGATGAAGCACAGCGGGTCGATCGAGGATGCGTTGATCCCGGAAGCGAACACCCGCCGGTCGCCGATGCCGAAGAAAAAATAGCCGTCCTGGAAGCAGACGCTGTTCGGGAACGGCAGATCGGCATCCGGCCAGGCGGCCGGCGCCGCGCCGGTGGCGTCAGTCAGAAACGCGCCGTTCTCGGTGACGATCGCCACCTGACAGGTCGGCACCAGATTGTTGCGCGCCATGAACACCGGCTTGGTGCCGGCGAGCGCACCAACGTCAGAAACTGCACCTGTGGCGTCGACCTTCTGCAGCCGGCCATTGAAGGCGATCAGCATGAAATTGGTCACCAGCAGGCCGCCGCGGTAGCCGTTCTGCGTGGTGGTGCAAAACGTCGTCAGGCCCGGTTGCCGGTGGCGCACCGAACGCCCGTCGATGGTCGGCTCGGCGGCGCAGTTGATCAGCCGGCCGGCGCCCTCGAGCGGCTGGCCGCCAGGCGCGGTCGACACCGGGAACGGTATTTTTGGCGTCGGCATCAGTAGTACTCGTTCCGCAGCCGCTCGTAGGTCGGCCGGCCGCGCACGATCGCGCGGATCTGGCTCTCGGCCGTCAGCACCGACACCGCAAGCTTGTCGAGCTCGTCCTGTTGCAGCCCGAAATTCTGCTTGTTGCTGTCGGCCACCAGGATGGCGACCTGGATGAACACCTCGTCAGGGACGGCGTCAGGGTTTGGGATGTAGACGAGCTCGCGGGCGGCGAGGCTTTTGAGCACCGTGTCGATATCGTCGTCGATGATCTTGGCGGTATCGGCGTCGATCGTCTGCCCGACCGCCGATATGCCGAGAACGTCGAGCGCCTTCCCGACCAGGTCCGCCCGCGTTCTGCTCATTCGCCCTCGACCATCTTGCGGTCATCGTGCGCGATCGGGTCGACATCCGCACCCGCCGGCGGGATCGGCTCGGCCGTTGGCTTGAACCGCTCTGCCCGCGGGTGGCCCTCGACCTCGAACCACGGATTGTTTCTCGCCATCGCGACCAGATCCCTGCGCCTCACTACTTTCGCTTCGCCCGCCTTGAATGTCTCGCCGTCCCAGTTGATCTCGACCGGGTCGCCGTTTTCCAGCGGATGGTAGGTCACCTTGACCTCCTTGGGCTCCTGAACCTTGGGCGGTCGCCCTGGTCCGCGCCGCGGAGTGTCGTCTTCGTGTTCGTTCTTGTCGTTCTTGTGCGTGATCATGTGGTTTTTCCTTTTCAGTCAAAAGGACCAGCGGGGAGGCTAGACCCCGCTGGCCAAGTCCGAGGCGTCACTGATCGTTGTCGGGGAAGAAGGTGATCACCAGGGTGGCATCACCGGCAGTCGCCGCACCGCCGGTCTGGGAATATTTCAAGTAGATGTCTTGCTCGCCGGCGGTCGCGACCACGATCCCGAGGCCGGCGGGCGTTGCGGGCGCCAAATATCCGGCGGCGTGAATACTCGTCCCCGCTGCCAGGATGTCGACGCCGCTCGCCGTCGTTCCGAGTTGGATCGTGTCGGTCGTCGCCGAGTTGAACGCCGTATTCACGTGCAGCGCGATCGAATTGATGAACGCCCGCGCCGGCAGGCGCCCGATCTTGACGCCGGCCGACAGCGCCGCGACGCTGCCGACCGTGATCCGATAGCGCATGAAGTGCAGTTGCTGTTCGCCCGAATTGCGTGCCGCAAAGGTTGGCGGCACGGTCAGTGCAAGCAGGCCGAGGCCGGCGGCCGGCACCGCCGCAGAGGCGCCGACCGTGAGAGCAATAACAGCGACTGCGAGCACGAAGGCAACGCACGCCGCGATCTTGAGGTTTTTCGACATGGGATGAACCTTTCGATTTGAGTGCGCGGTTAGGCGTCGGCCGTCGCAGTGACGAACACCGTGGCGATGCCCCATTCCTTGAGCAGGCCGGCGAGGTCTTTCTTGACGATCTTGCCCACGCCGTAGGCCATCTTGATGCCCGCGCCCCGGAAGAACTGATAGTCGTCTTCCTTGAGGAACGTCAGCATCGGCATCCGGCCATAGACCAGCGCCGCCGCCATTTGTCCGCACAGGAAGCACGGCGCGATGCGCGTGCCGCCCGATCCGGCGGTCGTGTAGAACACCGGAAGGCGGATCGACATCTCCGGGATTTCCCGAATGATGATACCGTTGTAGAGCAGGTCACCATCCTGGAACAGCGGGTTCTTGTTGATGCCGTCGCCTTCACGAGCACGCGCGTTGGTGTTCGCGCTGATGATCGTCGAGTCGGCCAAGAGATCGCGGAACGGTTCCTGGCCGACGAACATCACGAAATATTCCCTGCCGTTGGTCAGCTTGAACGGCCGGATGCGCGGATTGGCCGCTTTGGCGATGCGCTTGATCTTGGTCAGGATCGAAGCCGACAGCGGCATCGCGTTGATGTTGGCGCATGACGACGCGAACACGCCGGTGTTGTTCGACTTGTTGGTGCCGAACAGCACGCGGTCGGTGTTGTTCGTCAGCCACGTATTGCGGTCGACCGCGGCGGCGGCATCCATGTAGATGCCGTTGACGCGCTGGCCGTAGGCCGTACCCAATGCGGCAGGAGCACTCTCCGATGGCACCGCGTGCAGGGCGTCGATGATCTCGTCGCGCTGGAGCTCCTTGCCCCAGTCCGACAGCATCGGCCTGGCCTCGGCGAACAGGTCGACCGAGGATTTCTGTTCCTCCGCGTTGCTGATCTTCACGGCGTTGCGCGCCCAATCGATCCACATGCGCATGCCGTAGTTGTCGAGCGACTCCTCGTTGCCGACCAGGGCGCCGGTCGAAATCGCCTGCTGCTTAAGGCGAGCGATCAACGGAATGTTGACTTGCTCGCCGCCCTTCTTGAGCTCGGTGAACGACCGGATGATCGAAGTGACGGCCGATCCCATGTAGGGCGAGAACAGGTTCTCGCGGATGTATTCGCGGCAGATCTGCCGGCGAAATACAATAAGTTTATTATTCTGTTGGACGGTAGTGGAAGCCATTGGCTATCTCCCCAACGGCTGCCGTACTTTTCGGTCAGCCGTTGCCATTCATGGCGTAATTGAAGATCGCCTCGTCCGTGTTGTCGGCCGCGCCGAGGAGCTCGTTACTGGTGCTCCCACCGCGCGCCCGGTTGAGGGACGGAGGCAATCGGGTGACGTTGCGCGGGGCGCCGGGCTGTTGCCCGCCACCGTCGCGTTGCTCGCGCACTCTGGCGAGCACGGCTTTGACCATGTCCGGATCGTTGAGGAGCTCGTCGCGCAGTTTCTGCCGATACGCCGCGGGATCGTTGCCCATTTCCTGGAGCATCGTCTGTTCGCGGTGCCACCGCATCAGCGCCTTGCCCGGATTGGGCGAGGTGTAGATGCGGTTGCCGATCGCTCGGTCGACAGGGTTGTTGGCGTCCAGTTTTCGCAGGCTCTCGTACGCCGCCTCGAATTCCTTGCCCACGGTCTCGTGGGTTTCCTGGAATGTTTCCTCGATGCGCCGCATCGTGTAGCGCTGCTCCATCTGCGCCACGACGTACCGCTCGTATCCATCGGGATCGAGCACCGGGTCCGGTTTGGCCGGCGCCGGCGGAGGGGGTTGCTGCTGTTGCGGTTGCTGCTGGGCGAGGATGCGATCGATCCGCGCGTTGGCCGCAGCAATTTCCTCGCGCGCCGCTTTGGAAGCAGCTTCCGCCGCTTGCCGCTGCTTGCGCTCGGACAGCATCGCCGCGCGCAGCCCACGGGCGTCGCGCGGTTCCTCGGGCTCGGTCTGCTCCTCGGGCTCATCGCCCGGTTCCTCGACCTCTGCGGGCTCTTCAGGCTCGTCACCGGGCTTTTTCGGCCCGTCACCTTCGGGCGCGGCGGCCTCTTCGGCCTCCTCGTCCTCGGGCATGTGCTGCCCTTCCGGCCCGTCGCCCATCTCCTCAAGGGAACGGTCGGTATTGTCGAAATCAGGCTCCTCGGCCTCGAACGCCGCGGCCATCAGTTCCTGATCGGTATTTGCGACTGCGCCTTTATCGATCGGTGACATGGTTGATTTCTCTGTGGACGAAACGCCCGCTTTTTCCCGCGTGCGACTTGGGCGCCCGATAACCCGCGGCGGCCGGGAGCCCGCACCCTAGCCGTGGCGTCAGCGCGAGCCGGCAGTTGTGCACGGGTTTTTAGCCGCCACTACATTTTGGTGTTTAGGTACAGCCAGACACAACATCTTGTGTTCATTGAGAAAAATGCCGTTGTTCAAAATTTAGCTGTGGCCGCCGGACGATACCTCCGACTAGACTCGCAGAAACAGCGAGGAAAACCACCAAATGCG